CCGACTATCCTTCCTGGGGCACCGTTGAAGATTGCGAGAACGTAGTCGTGACCGGTCCCGCGTGCTTCGGTACTGAAATCGCAACGTGCCAACCCCTGCAGCCGGGTACAGCGGCCCACCGAGAACGCCATTGGCATAGGCGCGGGGTTGAAACTGTCGTAGCTGAGCCTTGACTGTCGTCGGGGTCCAGCTCGTTTCTGGGCGTTGCCCCGTTGGGGTGCTGCCTTCGGCCTTGGTGCAGGCTTTGGATTGCGCGGGGCAGCATCACGGCGGAGTGCTGCACGATCTCTCGCGATTTGCGCCCTCAGCGCGGCTCGGTCACGCACGGCTCGTGAGGAGTTGCGCGTCATTGTGAGTCGTTTGACTCTTCGCTTGCTAGTATAGCTCAAGGGTTTTCCCTTCAACCGTGTAATGGCTTGGCCCAACCAGGAGGTCGCGTCCAGACCAATGTTATCGGTGTGTCTTCCAAAGGGTGCACGTAGTTCCGCTTTGCTTCTTGGGCGGCGCCACATTAACTCACGTCCCAACGGGCAATGTCCATAAGTCCTTGGGGGGCAAGCTACCATCGGCTGGCTCTGCCTCGTCACCTCCCCCAAGGAACTATGGTTCGCTTGTTAATGTATAGCACCGGCGCAGTAACCGCTGCGCCACGGGATCGTAGCATTCCGCGAGGTCGGCTTGCAACCACACGCCATTGCTAGCGTATGACCACTGTTGACAATGAAGCCCCGGACCGGGCCGACTCGTAGCGACAGGAGTTAAGAGTTGGCTAGACTCAAGGGGTACCCATTCCCCCTCTCCTGCTGGCCTTCACCTCAGCTGGGTCCCGTCCCCAGCACCAGGCTTCCACCTACTCAAGCGGTTCTCAGAGTAGGCAAAAGAATAAGGCGTACACCTACTGCTCCGGCATGGAAGATGGAACAGTAAACACTCAGGTCCTTCTGTGAGTGCAACCCCGGGCGGCGACAGGTAAACCGGTTGTTGCTTGGGTTGTGTACTTCTCACCCCGGGTCGTTATCTTACCCGGAGTTCCCCTTTCTAATTCGGGAAAGAATGAATTGCGTGCAAAATCCGCCACGCGAGACCGACCGGAATCGGGCACGTGGTTTCTCACAACAGCTACTACGCGTTCTCCACCTCCACCCTCCATGACGCAGGGAGGGATTCACGGAACGCATCGTACGCGGTAAGGTTGGCCGCGTCGAGGTCCCACACATACTCGGTGAATGTCATTAGTTCCTCGTGGGAGGCTGCGTACCCCAATTTCTCCATGACTTCACATTCCTCGTACTGAGTCACCTCGTCGTTCTTCTCCATGATGTGGTGTGTGACGTCGGACGCGTCATGTCCCTCCTCGCCGAACGTCCTCATGCTCATCTCGCGATCGCTGAAGTTGGAGGACCGGCATGCCAGAGCGAAATCCAAGTACTTCCTGGACACGCTCGGGAAGATGCCGGCGAAGTCAGCTGCCCTTCCGAGGGCTGATGCGGTCGCGAGTGTGCGGATGGTCTTCATGTCCCCCCGCTGTGCTGCTGCAACGGCGTCGGCCGACGTGCTCACACCTGAGTTCGCCAGCGCGCGTGGGAGCTCCGGACTACGGAAGTCGGTGAGCTCCCCGTTGTCGCATGCGATGTGCCAACCGACGAATGTGGCCCGCTTGTCGCAATATACGATTTTCATGTTGAAGCCGGCATCCGACCAGAACTTCTCGAAAATCTTGCTAAGTGTGTCGTCGGGCCTCATCGGCGGGTCGAGTGTGCATAGCGAGTCATCGCCTTCGAAACACCCGTTCCACCAGCGCACGTGTCCGGTCAGGTCCATTCCGCGCCTGACCGACGGGTCCAAGAACCGCTTCGGCTCCTTGAACACAGATGTGATCCACATCACGAAGTTGACCCACCAGTTCAGGCAGGATGTCCCTCTGTGTCCGGAACGCCGGATAGCGTCGATCGTGAC